CGTTTCTGTACGAAATATTTTCTGCCGATGTACTTCTTACCTGTTGTCTTATTTGTAATACAGTAGACGAAACCGAAGAAATCATTAATATCGTCAGAAGTGAAAGGTTTACCCTCATATAGCCAGGGGTTTTCGTAAACTCCTCCTTCAGCCATTCCATAATTCTCATATCTTCACACTATGTATAACAGGTTTCTCATTCCTCAAAACATTGTACAGTTCTCTGTTCTCAGAGGCAGACACAGGATAAAACTCAGCACTAGCATCAAAACCTTCATATCTTTTTGCTTGATTGATTACGATAGAACCCTTCTCTCCTGATTGTGACCTATGAAATGTTCCACGAGGTATCAGTAGAGCGCCACTCTGTCTAGTAAGATTAACAAGATGATATGGATACTTCCATTGTAAGTTTACTAATTCAAATGTCCTTGACCCTTGAACTACTCTATTATAATCATCTTGGAAACCATGAATATAAAAAGACTTTGCACCAACACAATCATCAGGTGGTGAGGTAGCAGGCCCTTCATGTATCACTAGGTCTGCTGCATTAGATTCTTCAACAGATATGTCATAGAATACAACAGCATCTGTCTCTCTAAAAATTCTATGTTTTATAAACTGAACTTCATTCATGACCAAATCCTCCTCAACTGGCGAACATCACTTACACCATACAATGCTTTGACAGTTTCTTCTGCATCTTCTCTTAGATTGGATGGTGAGAAGAACTCCACTCTCGTCAATCTATTTGAGTTGAGTAAAATATATGCCTGCCATTTAGTTTCTTTCATGTTAATTTATTCCAAGTGTCTTTCCAATCTAAGACTTCTATTACCATACCTAATTTATTTTTCTCAATCGCATCTGCTAGTGGTCTGTCATTACCATGTGGATCTAATCTATCTCCAAAGAATACTACATCACCATCAGGAAAATCTCTGATGATCTGACTCTTATCACACCCTTTACTTGATATATCTACACCTGTTACACCACCAACAAAGGCATGTAACTCTGGAAACTTTTCATTGAATCTCTCTGCTATTCCTTTCCTCTCTTCTTTTATAGCATCCCAATCACTGTAAACTAATCTCTCTGTTTGATTTGCACCTCTACCAACAATACTAAAGTTTACGCAGCCTGGTCTCTCTTCTATATGTGTTCCTGTCCTGACAGGGAAATGACTCTCATGTAATTCTTCTAGAAGATGTTCTCTTGCATCTAGTGGCAGTGTCCAAGGGTTAGTATATACTGACAAGTCACCCTCATACACATCATTACCAGCACAATTATACACCCTCTTACAATTACAGTAGAGAAGATGTGTAATTTGTTCTATAGTTTTATCTCTATCGCTTCCTGTAACAAGATAAACTTCGTTTGCCAAGGCAAAACTGTTGAAGAATATTAGAAAATCAGGGTCAATTTTACGTCTGCTGGGTGTGAGAGTCCCATCGACATCAAAAATATATTTCATAATGTGATTATAATATCAATTAATTAGTTTGTCAACTATTCTCCGCCGCCGTTGCCTCCGCCGTTCCCGCCACCATTTCCACCGTTACCGTTGCCACCATGTCCATTACCATTTCCATTACCATTCTTTCCATTGGTATCATCATCTGAATTGTCTGGTTTTAAATATCCACCATAACCTACTCTGTATCCTTTGGGAATAGGTTTACATTTTTTGTCATCATTACAATAGTATTCACCTTGACCACATTTTTTCTTTGCTTCTACCATACTCATGTCAGGTTCATAACTGTCATTGGCTGGTAAGAAACCAACATACTTCTTCTGCTCTTTGTCTCTCATTATCTTAGCAGCAATCGCACCAGCATCTCTACCTGTTGTTTTAGGAGCTGGCTTTGACTTTGATGAACCACTTAATACTTTTATCTTTCTTCTGACTGCTGTGAGCATGGTCTCACTAAGAACTTCACCATTCTCAGGTTCAAAACCATTGTTACAATTCCAACGACGACGAGCTGCCTTTCCTCTTTCTCCTGTCCAACTCTTAGAACGAGCACAGAAACTCTTTCTACGATTTGCTGCCTTTGATCCAGGCTTTAGTTTTGATGGTTCAGTTGTAACAGCAGTCTTTAAATTACCACCAGTACGTCTGTTGTATTTCGCAACACCTTTAGCAGTCATACCAGCACCACTCTCAGTGCTTCTCTTGTCACCAGACTTCTGTGACATGCCAGACATATCTTCTACCATACTCATGTCAGGTTCATAACTGTCAGCAGTTTTCTGATTATATTTGATTACATTCTTTTTATCTTCTGGTTTATAATCCGCACCACCCTTGTACTGTCTCTTAAGAGAATCCATCTCATAAGATTTTGGTTTTGGTTTATTATAAGCAGCGTAGTTTATTTCACCATCAGGTGCATCTTTATACTCATTCAACTTTTTCTTTGAAACTGCATCGTCCTCTTTCTTTCTGAGCATCGCTTCTTTCTTTGCCTTATCTTTCATTATCATCACTGAAAAACTAGGTCTCCTTGAATAAGATTCATTATTACTGAACTCATCAGGTTCATTTGCTGCTAAGTTTTTCTTGAGTTTTTTCTTTGATATCTTTGGGCCACCTTTTGGATCACCATACTCGTCTCTCTTCGCTGCTTTTTCCTCTTTTTCTTTCTGATTATACTGTTTCAAGAAATCAAAATTGCTTGACTCATTTTTAATGTTGGCATCCTTAATTTGTTTCTCTACATTTATATCAGTAGGCATATCTTTTAACTTTTTCTCAACCTCTTTCTGTTTTCCAGCTGCCTTTACATTTGCAATATCTTTCTTCAACTTATCTACTGGAGATTCATCGCTCTCAGGCATGAACTCTTCTTTACGAGTCTTTCTTTTTTTCTTTACACAGTTTGGATATCTCTTACCAAACATAGTCTTCATACCTTTCTTCTCATATCCATCCCAGCAATCCTCTTGGATCTCAGGCATGAAATCATCTCTAATCTGAACTGTAGGGTTCAACATTTCTTTTCTCTTCTGTCCTTCTCTTCTCTTTAATTCTTTTGAAATTCTTTTTCTCATGAAAGAATTAGCAGGACCATCATCCATCTTATCAAATTTCTTCTTGAGCTTATCTAAGTTCTCATCAGACTGTCTAAACAACTTAGCATCTGAGACTTCTAGTATAGTTGATAGAAAACTTTCCTTCACTTTTTTCTTCTTATCAGTACTAACATATGTAGGTTTTGCCGCACCTGACTTAGACTGTTGGCCTGGATCTGCTGCCTTCTTTCTCCTTGCCGCAGACTTTCTTTCTGCCTTAGTCATACTTGCACGTTTAGATGATGATACACACTTAGGAGTACCCTCACCTGGCTCATCACTAGCACATGTGCCACCTGTAACAACATTGACCCAACCACCTTTACCATCTTTAGACTTAGATCCCTTGAACCACTTATGTAAACTACCTTCAGTTCTTAGTTTGTCTGTAGAAACGATTTTATTTTCTGGTTTTGGTGCATTTTCTGATGCCTTTTTAAGTTGTTTTTGTCTTTCGATATTCTTCTTATCTTTAAATGTCATTCCGTCTGGTTCTATTGCTTCATTAGTCTCCTCTCTTTTCTTCTGATCGATTTGATCTTTTAGTTTCTTCTCTGGATCATTCGATATATTCTTTAAGATATCTCCTATATGATTTAGTTTTGGTTTGTTATCTTTTCTTTTGCTAGATTCATTATCCATCTCAATAAGAGTAGATTCATTCCATCCACTTTCTCTGACAGGACCAGCAGCAACAGATTTAATTGCCATCTTAAGTTTGTTCTTCAATGAATATGGATTACGTTCTTTAATTCTCTTAGGGTTAGCTACAGCTATCTCAGAAACATACTCTTCATTTTTAGGACGACAATCATTCACAAGTTTGCCACCTTTCATCTTCATACCAACTTTCTTATGAGTCTTCCAACATTCTTCTACAGATTTAAGAGGTGTCTTAGGAATCATGACAGGTTCCATCATCTTTCTCTTAGCCCAGTCATCTGGAACCATGAGATGTTTGGTCTTAAATGCCATGTGTAGTGTTGTAGTATCA